ACCGCATTTAACGACCACGAAGTAAACACCACTATTAAACAACACCACATCGGATGAGTTTTGACCTATTACGCATAAATTTCACGGAGTCAAAGTTGCCTAAATTCAAGGAAAACAAGAATAAAGGCATCGTGACCTTTGGGGAAAAGAACGATTTCCCTGATACCTTACTTGAATTTTACAACAGAAGCCCAAAACATGGGGCGATTGTAAGGCAAAAAGCCCGATTTGTAGCAGGTGAAGAAACCTTGGTGGATGGCAACCCCAGCGCAGTTAAGGTAATTGATTACGTGAACCCTTATGAGGGCATTCAGGAGTTCAAAAATAAACTGGCTCTTGATTACGAATTGTTCAACGGATTTGCGTATGAGGTGCATTATAACAAAGTGGGGCAGATTTCTGCTTTGTATCACGTAGATTTCAGCAATGTCAGGACACTTGACCATGAAATCTATATGTGGGCAGAAGATTGGAAAAAGGCGAAGCATGAGGACATGAAGCACTATGCCCCTTTCAATCCAAACAAGGCGCAGCCGATGGAAGTGCAGTTGTTTTATTTCAGGGAATATGCACCTTCTTTGGGTGTTTACCCATTGCCACCTTATCAGCATTGTTTGCAGTACATTGAAATCGATGTTGAGATTGCAAACTTCCACAACAACAACATCCGCAACGGGTTTGCCAACGGCACACTGGTTCAGTTGTTCAAAGGTCAGCCGACAGAGGAGATTGCCTACAACTTTGAGAGGAAGTTTAAGCAGAAAACCACAGGCACTGACAATGCAGGCGGTGTGCTTATTCAGTTCAATGAAATGAATGAAAAGTCGGCAGAGATTGCACACCTGCAACCTTCCGACATGGACAAACAATTCCTGCAACTCAACGAAACGGTACAGGATGAAATCTTTATCGGCCACAACTTCCCGAAAATTCTGCTCGGCTACGCAACCGAAGGCGCATTGGGTCAGCGCAATGAAATGATTGAGGCATATGAGTTGTTCCATAAATCATACGTTAACAAACGTCAAGTAAAACTTGACACTTGCCTTGAAAACACCCTTGAATACGTTTACCCCGGTATTGAATTAGATACAAAAGACAGCGATTTCTTGGGTGTTGATTATGTGGCATTGTACCAGTTTGGCATTGTAAGCCGTGAGGAAGCACGTGAAGCACTCGGACTGCAAAACACAACCATTCAGGCGCAGAAGTTTGACAGCCACACTTGCGAATTTCACAAATGGTCGGATAACGACTTGTCAGTTTTTGCCAAATTTGGGGCTGATGAAAGCGAATTTGAGGAAGTGAAACTCACCTTTGAACTGACCACCAAAGAAAAGCGTGTGTTGGCTGTTGTAAATTCCGATGAAAAAGCCACATTGAAAGACATTTCCACTGCCACTAAAATAGGTGAAGAAGAAGTCATCAAGATTTTGAAAACTTTGCAGGACAGCGGTAAGATAAATTGGACAAACAATGCAATCAAAATCACCGACATCGGTAGGGGTGAGATTGCTGATACCGAACTGCCCAAGTTGGAGTTAAGATACAAGTACGATTTAGACCCCGATGCGTTGCCATTGCAACCCGGTGGTGAAAGCCGTGAGTTTTGTGTGCAAATGCTTAAAATGGAAAAGCTATACACTCCTGATGAAATCGACCAGATGTCTGCAATTTTAGGTTATAGCGTATGGCTTCGCAGGGGTGGTTGGTACACCGTTCCAAACACTGACCCACCGTTACACATTCCGCATTGTCGTCACGAATGGAAACAAAGAATAGTAAGGAGAAAATCAAATGGCTAATTTCGCATATTTCGTAAGTGAGCAGGATGTAAAAAAGAACACCCCTATTGACGAAAACGTTGATAGCAAGTTGCTTCAAACTGCCATGCGCACAGCACAGGATGTGTATATCCGTGATATTTTGGGAAGCACCCTTTATGACAAGATTTGTGATGACATCAACGGGGCTGGGCTTGGTGGTAATTACCTGACATTGGTCAACAAATACGTTGCACCTTGTCTGTATCACTACGTTATTTTGGATAGCATGCTGCCATTGACCTACAAAATGATGAATAAGTCAGCGGCAAGTCGTGGCGCAGAAAATGCCAATGCTGTGGATGTTGACCAACTTCGCATGATTGAGCAGCGTTACCAAAACAAGGCAGAATACTACGCTGAAAGATTGCGTTTGTACTTGGCAGAAAATGATACACTTTTCCCCGAATATCAAAACCCTGCGAGTGGATTGGATGTGATCAACCCACAAAACCAATATTTATTTGGTGGGTTTTACTTGGGTGAAGATGATGATTACAAATTCCTGCGTGGATTTTTCTCATGAATAAAGTAAGACAGAAAAACGAAAACAAACTGAAAATCTACTTAAATGGTAACAATCAACCAACTACTGGAAGCACTCGAAACTGCGGGAAACAACCACAAGCAGATAAAGGCAACCATCGTAAATATTGAACCCAATATCAATACAAGCGGTGAGCAGCTTTATCCGTTAATGCGGATTTTCCCTGATGGTTCACAGGTGACCGTTGACAAGGTGATTTATCGCTTTGCGGTTGCCATTGCTGACAGGCATCGTGAAGATTTTACCGATGCGGTGGAGAGAATTTCAGATATGCACACGGTGATGTTGGACATTTACTCCATGCTGCGTTATGTGTACCGAAACAACATCGCAGGAACATGGGTAATCAATGATAGCATCACACCATTTTATGACGCACAAACGGACATCGTTAGCGGAGTTGCAGCCGTTATCGAATATCATTGTCCAAATTTGAGAGATTACTGCGACACCCCCAATAACAATTTAACATTCCCAACAATAGAATAAAATGAGTACAGCAACAGAATTTATGAGCGGCTTCACTGGCTGCAAAGTCCTTTCAGGAACAGGCGCAAACACTGGCAGATGGCAAGGTTTTGTGGTAAACGCAGATGCGGTTGTTTCCGCTGCCCTTGACAAAAATGCAGCAAGTGTAATGACAACCCTTGGACTGACAGGTGTAACCCTGAAACAAGGCACGTTTATCTCCTTGCCCGAAGGTGACTATTTCAGCAGCATCACCCTGACAAGCGGAAGCATCGTAGCATATAACGTATGATAAGGATAGGTGTTCGGTCATTTGTAGCAGGTGGTGGCCCATCTAATGATGCCGATGCACAGGCCTTTATTGATGCCGCTGCAATAACTGATGTAACACAGCAGTCGGCCATTAATACATTGGTACTGGACTTGAAAAATTACGGCATTTGGACAAAAATGAAAGCCGTCTATCCTTTTGTTGGTGGCACTGCAACAACTCACAAATGGAACTTGAAAGACCCAAGAGATTTAAATGCTGCATTTAGGTTGGTGTTTTCAGGCGGCTGGACACATAGCAGCACCGGTGCTTTGCCTAATGGAACTAATGCTTATGCTGATACATTTTTAAATGAAAATACTATTCTTACATTAAATAATGAACACCTTTCTTATTATTCAAGAACAAATAACACAGGTGCTTTTGGTGAAATGGGAATATTAGATAATACTATTGCTGGAAATCCTGGTACGCATATTCATGCAAAATGGACTGATGGAAATTTTTATCCAAGAGCCAACGATAATAATGGTGGTATAGTTAACAGTAATACTTCGCAGGGTTTATTTATTACAAATAGGACTAATGCAACGCAAGTTAGAGCTTTTCGAAATAATGTATTACAATTAGTGACGTCCAATTCAATACAAAAAGTTAATTTAAAAGTATATATTGGTGCATTAAATAGAGTTGGCACTGATGTATTTCACACTACAAGACAGTGTGCCTTTGCTTCAATAGGAGATGGCTTAACTGACACCGAAGCAGCTAACCTTTACACCGCAGTACAAGCATATCAAACAACCCTTTCAAGAAATGTATAAACTATCCGAAATAGCACCCGAAAATTACAGCCAATATGTAGGGCTGTTGACTGAAACTGACAAAGATTTACTCATCGGCCAATGGTACATGGATGACAGCTACTTCAACCCCATTCAAGACAATGACGATAGGTGGGTAATCTCCGTTGAAGAAATCAGCCAGTGCGTCAACCCTGATTTTTCTTGGGTGCAAAACCTGCCGCTTATTCCATACGTTCCTAAACCTGCACCGCCATTTCCGGGATGAAACACGAAACTGAAACCATCGTAGGTAGTTGGCTGTTATGGTTGGCCGGGGCTGCTGCAAAGTTGCTGCCGTTAATGCAATACTTATCATTTACTGCTGCATTTATTTTGTCGTGCATCGGTATTTATCAAAAAATAAAACATGGCAAAAAAAAGTGAAATCATAAAATGGCAACCGAAATCAAAGCGGAAACTGGGCCGGCACACGAAGTCAGCCAACAAACACAAGTCAGCAAAACCATACCGAGGACAAGGAAGATGAAACTTAAAAACTACTTCCAACCCACTCCAAAGCGTTTCCGTGTTTTGGGTGACAGCATTGCCGCTGCATCTTTGTTCGTTGCCGGGCTTAACCTTGACCATCCCAAGTTGATGCTGATTTCAGGTGTGTGCGGTGCTGTCGGAAAGTTCGTGACCAATTTCTTTGCGGAGGATGAAACGAAGTGATTGGCTTTTTGTGCTTTGTGGTGTACTTATCACTTTGCTTGTATTTAGGTCATGCCCGACAAAAGAAATACCAAAATCAAACACAGGAATAATTGACTCGCTGACAGCCGAAATTGACAGCATCAAAAACGAATACTCGCTGCTGTTGATTAACCGACCTGAAAAGGTAAAAACACTCCGCCAAATAAGGACAAAATATGTCCACGACACACTGACCATTACAGAACTACAACAGGACACGGTTAAACTTGCCGCCCTGATTGACGAAAATCAACTTTGCTGGGAGATTATATCCGATGATAGCGTGGTAATTTACAGCCAAGAGCAAGTGATAAAATTACAAGATAGTGCGATTACGCATTTAGAAGCGATTACAGCCACTCAAAAAGAACAAATGGAACAATGTATCGCTGACAACACAAAACTGCGTAGGAAAAGAAATGCGTGGCGAAATATCGCAATCTTATCATCATTATTATTCATAGCCAAATGATAAAGCTACAAGAACTACTGAACCAAAACGGGGCAAACCTGAAAGCGGATGGGGTTATCGGCCCGAAAACTACCGAAGCACTGGCCAACTACATAGCTAATGAGTTGAAAAAACGCAAATGGTTGCCGCAATATCACGGGATTGTATGGCTTCGCACGGATGACAAGCTGACAAATAAGTTTGAAGATTACTGCGTAGTCTACAAATACGGCCAAATTGTCTATGTTTGCCCCGCTTCCACCACCGCTGGTGACTTTTATGTGTACAATCCTCTCACCGTTGGTGGGATAAATGGCACAGCAGTAGCCACTGAACAGCAGGTTGTCGGTTCACACCGCTTTGTAACGGGTGCAAAATGGTCAAATTTGTGGTTAGGTGCGCCTTATTTTCAGCAGATTTTACCCATTACTATCTACCGGGATGGTACAAAAGACAGACAAATTGACCAAAAAGTGACGCAGTTCGGGTTGTTTGGCATCAACTTTCACCGTGCCGGGCTTGGGGATTGGGTAAACAAGTGGTCAGCAGGGTGTCAGGTTGTGCCTGATAAACACTGGTTCGAGATTGTGAAGCGATTTAACGCAGGGCAGACCATTGATTTTACCCTATTTTGCACATTCGAATAAGCAAAATTTTGTAAAATTGCTCATTCCATTGAGCAAAATCACTCAATGCTTTTCGTAAAAACTATCTGTGGACATCTACCAAATTGATAAGATGCTCTATTGAAAACTTGACAATGTATGTCAACTCACCGCACACGATTATGGTCAGCGGCTTTTTTGCTGTGCTGCGATTGTCAGGCATCATGCAATCAATTTTGTACAAACATACGGGGAATGTCGGCTCTTGGTACAAATCAACTTCCGAAGGTGCAATGCCCATTTCATACAGGGCATCTTCCATTTCATCTCCTGCGATTACTTCCAAACATAAAGGAGTGTGAAACATTAATATACTCTCCCTTCTATAATGCGGTAATTTTCTACGTGGAAGTTTCGGTTAGGTAATACGGTCACGATAGCACCACCATGATTTTGTTTGATATAGCCGTAAGGGTTGTATTCAGGAGTTAACGTGCAATGACACCCGGTGGAGAAACAAACAATCTCATCGCCTTTCAAGTTGTTTTCGTGGTGGCTTGATGTCTGGTGGTGGTGTCCGATAAGCAGCGAAGATTTTGCCCTCATAAATGCACCCCTTGCCGGGTTAACCGGAGCCATGATTGACTTTTGAAATTCGTGGCCGTGCAGGATGTCAAGTTTTCCGGCCTTTATTCTTTCCCTGAACACCACTTTGATGTCGTACTTTTTCAGGTGTAGCTGTTCTTCCAAAGTTATGCCATCCAAATCTTCAATGGCACGGGCATTGGATAGCAAATAGTGGCGCATCCTTTCTTCGTGGTTACCAAACTTGTACCAAATGGGCAGGGTTGGAAACTCCTCACGTAGCAACTGAAAAAAGTTACGTGTCATGATCAATTCCTCACGGATGCTGGGCCGTTTGGTTTCCTGCAAAAAGCGGCTCACCATGTACATATCAATAATGTCACCATTCAGCACAATTCCTGTGATGCCTTTTTCTTTGCCGTATTCCAACGATGCTTGGATGGCAAGTGGATCATGTTCGGGAAAGTGAATGTCGGACATTACAAGATACTTTCCGGGGGGCAGCACCACATCTTTGCGCACTGGCAGCTTTGTGTAAAGGCCAAATTTCTTTAACCCTTCTTCGATGGTAGATTTACCGGGCATATTTTCAGTGTGTTTTTTACCATACTTTTGGTCGCCAAACGAGTTGGTGCATTTACGTATAGTGTTACGCACAGCGTTAACGCTTGGCCATACACCGGGGTTTTGTTCGTAAATGAGTTTGGAGAGTGTTTGTTTTGGGAGCATCAGCTGCCCATCGAGCATATGCTGATGCATTATGCTCTTGACGATTTCAATTTTAGTCATCTATCTATAAAAGTAGTTAGCCCCTGCGATTGCTAACATCGACTAATAAATCAATCAATGCAAGAACCACAGGGGCAATATACAACATTAAACCAAATACCATCTAATTTGTCAGGGCTGTGCCGTTTAATTCATCCTGCCACACCCTTATTTTGAACCACTCATCTACGCTTGGAATGTCATCAGGCATTTGGGTGTAATCGTATGGCTGTGCTTCAACGATTTCATCCTCGCAAGGTGGCTGCCAATTTTCTATTGACTTGGGGGTTTCACGTTTAATCAGCATGGCCAATCTCCTTCAATGCAATGGTGTCACTTCCTGCGACATAAACAGCAGGTTGAATTATATCCCCATCATCGGTAACAGGCAGCACTCCTTTTTCTTCGGACTTGTATGCCCATTTCGCCAAATCTTCAATGGTATTCATCTTCATTTTAGCAGATGCCCATTCATCCAAGTGGTCAAACTTCCACCGCCCAGCACCTGCCCGGCATTGGATTTCAAAGCCCATGTGCTGAAATGTCTTGCCGTACATCTGTGCTTCGTTTATAGCTTGGGATTGTATCTGTTCTTTGGCTGCTTTGATTTGCTTTTCCAACCGGGTGAGTTGGCAGAACGCATCCAAAGCGGATGCGTTGCCTTCGTCAACATCAAACATCAATTTAACTACATCTGTCATGGCTTCAAAATTATTACCTCTTTGAAGTTACCGAGATTAACCCACTCAACAAGTTTGGTCAGTTTGTCTTGGGCCCAGTCCGGGATATACTTGTCGTTGCATTCAATGAATACTTTTGGGTAATCATACAGGCAGCGGCCCAATCCAAACTGAACGGCAGCCCTTTTCATTGCATCCGAGATACCACCCTTTTCAGGTTCGATGTTTGTCTTGGATGCACCATCTTCCCGGTAGACAAACTGACCATCTACGTTCACAGTAAGGCGGCAAATAAAGCCATTGCCTATCTCCCTAAATTCCGATGTCCAATTTGTCGGCCCAAAAGCAGCGTCAAAGCGTTGCATTACACAGCGATTGTTGATGTACGGCACGACAATCATTTTGCCCGTGCTGGTGACTGATTGCACACGCCATTCAATCTCGTTTGGCTGGATAGGTGCTGTTAGTGTTTCATTCATGTCCTTGGAATTTTAAAGTGTTAGTTTAGTTTTTGCCTTGTTTTTCTAAATTCTCCGTGTGAATTGTACCCAAAATTCGGATAAGCGTTGGCAGAATTTCAGCAGGAATGCTCACGCATTTGCGGCCATCTTTGCCGGGGTGAAACTCTTGAAAAACATAGACATTGTCGCTGTCATCTTCCCAATCAATGCGGTAGGTGACATCATCGTGTTCGAATTTGGCAGAGTAGCTGCCTGTGTGTGTTACTTTTATTTTTGTTTCCATGATGCAAATATAGTATAAGTTTTTATATTTTCAAACTTTCTGCAATTTTTTTTATTAAGTCATCCGATATCGGTTCAGCGTTAAATCCTTTCTTCCGATATTTTTTCAGGGTTTTTTCAAGTTCGTCATCAGGCACCGGCTCAAAGGACATCATCTGGTCTTTCCAATACACAACCGTTTTATATCCCCGGTCTTCCGTTGTCATAGCAACGCAAAAGCCGTGTCAATTACTTGCTGTTCCTTTTTGCTTTTATACTTGCTTGGATTGTTCAGGGCCTTTATCACGGTGGCATAACTTGCCAGACCTTTACAGGCATCAACAACCTGCATCTTCATGCCTTTACGGGCGTGTGCAATAAAGTGTTTGCGTTTATCTTCGTGTGTCATATCTTGTGTTTATATTCAGGGTTGGTCGTTTCTTTTTTATTTGCGATTTTCAGCAGGATAAGGTAGCCGATAAGGTCATTCAAAGTGTCTTCATCAGGTGCTTCCATCCCGGTTGTTTTGATGCGGCTCAACTTGTCATCAATGCGGACAAGTAACTGCTCTGTGGTGGATGCCTTGCTGAAAACTCGCACCGGATCCAGTGCGGAGTTTCCATACTTGGCATTTTTTTCAAGCAGCATTGAGCAGATTTGGTCGCAGGTTTCAATGATTTTGTTCTGCATCAAAATGGTAGGTCATTTTGTTCATTTTCCATTTGGGCAGCATAGTCATTTTTGAAGTTTTCCATGATGCCCCCCTTGTCAGCTTTGAAAAGATTTTCTTTGCTTACATTTTTGTTAGTTACATTATTGTAACTTTTCGCACCCCCAACATAGGTTGCAGGTTTCTTCGCTTCCCGTTCTTCTTTGGTTTGCGACAGGGCAATGTAGTGAGTCTCACCGAATTTTCCTTCGGCTTTGCGTTCAGCACATACGAGCTTGATGTACTTCTTTCCGTTCTTGGCGGTAGTGATTGCCTCACTGGGCAGGTCACTTAAACATATATCGAGTATTAACATAGGTGCAAATATAGTAAATTAAACTTTAATTTCAATCAATGTTGCAAAAACATTCAAAACTTTTGTCACCATCCCAAAGGCCGATTTGATTTTGAGAACGTGACCGCAATGCTTCATAGCTAATTTCTTTTTTCCATTGGTGTCCGCTTTGCATTTCATTGCTAATCCACCAATCAAATAATTCGGGTTTTTCTTTGGCTATTATTGAGAGTTTTCCTTTGCCTTTCAAAAAGCAGCAATCACAATTCCCGTATGGTTCATTGACTTGCAAATCAAAATCTTGTTTTTTCCACCAATCCAAAACATCTTGCTTTGTAGTTTTCCATTTAACCAACGGCAATTCAACATCGTCTTGAACCTTTGACCATCTGCGTGGCTCATCGTATCGAATGCCGTTAAATGATGTGTAATCAGTTATGCCAATACTTTGCAGATAGCGTTTGAGTGTGTTTATTTTTAGTTCAGTTGTGCAAAACCTAAACTGCATATTTGGAATGCCACTTGGTCTTTGTTCTAAAAGTTCTTGGAATGGCTGTCCATTGCGAGATGCAGTTGCATAATCCACAACCACAAATGTTGCAGGTTTACGATATTCAAGCCATACCAAATTTAACCCCCATCGGACATCACATTCATTTATGAAGTCAAGTGTCTGTGGCATTTCTTTTCCTGTGTTTTGAAACGTGACGATGTAATCCTGCAAACCTTCATCAATCAACCGCTTTGCCATGTATGCAGAAGTGCGACCACCTGAAAAGTTTATGATATTTATCATGCTACAAAGTTTTGATAAGCATTTTTAACCGCTTCCACCTTCCGGGCAAATGATTTGTCAAAAGTCATCAGGTTGTCCACCGTTTCAACGCTGTGTATCATTGTGGAGTGGTCACGGCCACCGCATAATTGACCGATTTTCTTCAACGATAACGAGGTTTTATGCCGCAAAATCCAAATGAATATTTGCCGCAATTCCAACACCTCACGTTTACGGGCTTTCACCTTGATAAATTCGGGCTGATAGTACGGAAATACCGACCTGATTGCAAGGTGTGTGGCCTTGATATGCTCATCATCCTTGTCAATGTCCTGTACTTTCAGCACGGTTTCCAATTCCCTGATGCGGATTTGCTGGTGCCTGATTACTTCTTTCATGCGGTCAATTTCACTTTGACGAAATGTTGTCCTGCTGTTGCGCTGTGGTGCTTTGATTTTTATTCTCATAATAATTTGATTTGTGTTAATGGTTTGTAAGATGCATCATATCTTTTATTTTCCCCTTTTGGATATGGTTGTATTTCGTATTTTAATGCTTTTTTTAACTTTTGTTTTTGTGTTTTAGAGCCAATCAAATAAATGTATCTGTGCTTTTGTGGTCTTTCTCTAACTGCTAAACTTTGATAATCTACACCCTTTTTATCAACTACTGATTTAGAATGTTTATTTGGATTGTCTATGTCAAATCTTTCTGTTCTTTTTGCACTTAATCCAGTATAAATCCAATTGGTTGCTTGATAAATATATCCGTGGTGATTTTGAGATGTATCTGCGTATGAAACTATTATCAAATCATTTGGCAATAATTTTAAGCAATTGCCTACAAAATAACTCAAAGTGTTTTTTGGTAGTCCTTCATTGACTACTAAACGATTTAATTCAAAAACTTTATGTGCATTTTCAACTCCACAAACACCTATACACAACGGCCTTGATGGTGGAGAGCCAAATGAACAAATACCCTCTAACTTATCGGAATACAATCCAAAACAAAAAGAAACAGATGGAATTCGTTTAGCATAATGCTTTTTTAAGAACCACTCTTTGCAGTCGTTATAATCTATTGGTTTAACTTGATAATTCATAGTGCAAATATAGTTATTTATATTTAATTAAAAAATGTATTCAACTGTTTTACCCATAAAATTGCATTGCAGCGTTCCTGTCATCCCGTTACGGCACTTGCTGATAATCAATTCAGCATCTTCGAGTTCGGGTGGATTGCCGCCATTCTTTTGGGCTTCGTAGTAATCAGGGCGGTAAGGGAATAAAACCGTGTCTGCATCCTGTTCTATTGCACCAGACTCCCGAAGGTTTGCCAATTTTGGGCGGCTGTTTCCTTCTTCTGTTCCCCTGTTGAGTTGCGACAATGGCATCACGGTGCATCCGCATTCTTTGGCAATCAGTTTGCATTGCCTACTGATGTTTGCTATTTCCTGCTCCCGATTTTTACCGCCTGTACTTTTAACCAACTGCATGTAGTCAATGATTACCAAAGTGGGTTTTACTTTCATGGTTTTAATTCGGGTTTTGATTTGTGCTATGTCCAGCATTGTGCTATCTTCGATTTGAAATTTGTAATCAATAAGCAGTAATTCACGGGCGATGTTTTCCAACTCAAATTCATTCACATCAGCGTTGCGAACTTTCAGGTTGTCCACCCGGCCCAGCGATGAAAGTATGCGGTCTGCGAGTTGTTCTTTACTCATCTCCATGCTGAACATTATCACCCTGCCACCCAGCTTTGCATGAGCAATCCCGATGCTAACTGCGAATGCTGTCTTACCCATGCCCGGCCGACCTGCAACCACCACATTTTCACCGGGAACAAAACCACCAATGTACTTATCCAATCTGGTGAACCCGGTTGGTAGTCCAATGGTTTTGATTTCGGACTTGCTTCGTTTCTCCAAGTTGTCAAAGCGGTCACCAAGTAGAGTGATCAGGTCAACAGCTTGTCCGTTTTCGTTCAGTTGTATTTCATCAATAGTTTTTTGAACTTCCGACATGGACTGCATTATTTCACTTCCGTTTGTCAGGTCATTGACAATTTTTGTCAAGTCAATAGTCAGGGTTTTACGGATAAATTCCTGATGCAGCATTGCAACCAATCGGGTAATGCTTTCGCCTGTGTAGTAGTTGTTTAACCCTGCGATGTCCATTGCCATGTCACGGTGCTTCATTACCACCGCCACGTTGTCAATATGTTCGTTGTTGAGGTACATTGCCTGAATGGTTAAACATAGGGTGCGGTATTTTGGCACGGTGAACCATTCGCTGCGTACGGTTGCGGTTAAATCCAGCTGCTTACCTTGCAGCCACGTTCCGAGTATTTGTTGTTCAATCATGTTAAAAAGTTTTCTTTGGGTGTACGGTAAACTTCTGCTGTGATTTTCTTTATGTCAGCAGATAGCCAATTTTTTGCGGTAAGGTATAGTGACCTTTTGTTTGCAATGCCTTTCCAGTTTTCTGCCCTGTCCAGAATGTCATCAATTTGGTCAATGGTATAGCCATCAGCAATTAGCTTGTCAACTTCTGCCCTTGTGATTTCCAAATGCAAAATTTTACGATATATATCTTTATTGTCATTATCATTTACATTTACATTATCAGTAACATTAACATTAACATTAACAGCTTTTTTTGCTTTCGTTTGCTTTTCCAAAAAACCATTTGCTTTTTTTGCTTCTGTTTGCTTTTTAGGTCTACCGCCTAATTTTCCACTTTCACTACGTTTCCCCCTGACTTCATCCCAATGACGTAAATCCCTTTTTAACTGCATCTTAATAGGTTCAAATGCAAGTTGCAATACAAGGTCATCAGTTACCGGATTTTCATCGTTAACGTATGCGAGAATGTGTTTTATCAATCTACCTGCAATTTCATCAGGAAGCATTTTGAAAATTGACTGCTGGTCGCAGTACATTACGAATGACTTTTTATCCTTTGCCATTTTGTTTAAGGGTTAATTTTTTACACTGGTTGTAATAGATAATTTGCAGGTCAAGTTTCATCCATAAGTACTCACATTGTAATAACGTAAGCACCTTGTTTTCTCTCCTGTAATTTTCATACTCTTTGCGCAGTTCAAGTTCTGCGATTTGTTCGTCACAATATGCGACTGGTAATGGTGTGGGTTTGTAAATATTCATAAAAAAAACACCCACACTTTCAAGAGTTGACTCCGGCTGGAACAATGCCGTCTCTTTACTTGCGTGGGTGTTAATTATTTTCGTTGTCATTTGTTCCGTTTCTCGGCAGGGGAGTCAGTCCTGTTATTCCGATATGCAATTATAAAACAAAGATTTTAGATTTCCAAATTTATTTTTATTCGTTGCAGTACTGCTGTCTTTCGTGATAATCAATGTCGCTCTGCTCGTCACGTTCCCATTCGATCGTCTGGGTGATATACCAAGCCCATCCCTTTTCCCATTCTTTGAACTCATCGGAGTTCAGTTGAAAAGGATTTTCGCCTTCGGTTTCGTAGTAATTAAACTGCTGACTGGCTATCCAGCCCATTTCAAAAGGTGTTTTAGTGTTTTCCATGCTGCAAATGTAATATAATTTTCTATACTTGCAATAGTTTTTGTTAAATTATTTGTATCAAAGTTATCCACAATATAAAAATATCGACTATTTACGAATAAACTTTGTGGCGTGAAGAAGCATACGAAGGTATACCTTGACCATTTTGGCTATGACAAAAGTGATTTTATCCCTTGCGAGGTGTGTGGCGCACAAGCTGTGGACATTCACCACATAGAAGCACGGGGGATGGGTGGAAGTAAACACGCTGATGTAATTGAAAACCTGATGGCGTTATGCAGGAAAGATCATGCCCGGTATGGTGATAACAAGTCATTCAAAGATTGGCTGAAAAAAGTTCACGCACTTAAACTTGAACAAGCGCACCGAGATACTGATTGAGTTAGCCAATTCCAAATGGCTTCCTGACTTCTGTAACAAAATAGGGTCTCACGTTGCTGCCGACCTACAACAACACTTGCTTCTTATCTGCTGTGAAATGGATGCTGACCGCCTGATACAACTTCACCAAAGTAATGGACTTGTATACTATTTAGTAAGGGTGGGATGCAATGCGGTAAACGGCAACCGTTATACAAAGTTTTACCGTGACTTTCTACGCACCACAGAAACCCTACCCGAAAATTACGATGAGGAAGCAGAGGACTATGACGAAACTCACATCAGGCGCAAACAGGAAGCGGTGGAGTCAGTCAATTTCAAAGAGGTGGCAAACCATTTCAACCGGAGTGAGTGGTATGTGGTAAAACTTTGGCAGCTGTGGGAAGATAAACAGAGCATGGCAATGATTGCCCGGGACACGAAAATAAACTACCGAGAGATAAGCCAAATTATAAACGCAATCAAAACCCAGATAAAAGAAAAATACAATGAATACGATGACTGACATTTTAGGAGTGGCGGCACTTTGTGTCCTGCTATCCCGGTACTTCTTTCCCCCCATGATTTCATTCGTGTATGCGCTGGACAGCCGCTACCGCAAAACAATCAAACCTTTTGAATGCGGTTTCTGCCTATCATGGTGGACCGGGCTGGTATGGTTTACCGTTCAATTCGGATTGTATGGTATAATTTATGGTGCATTATGTGCTATCTTTGGAGCATTAATTGACAGATACCTATGACACTAATTGAAATCACATTGACCGGAATTGCCTTTGGGATTGTTTTACCATTTGTTTGTTACTTCATCATGACTCGTATATGACACCTGAACAGCGTTCACTTTGCCTTGACTTGAAACCGCACATCGACCGGATAAATAAAACGGGAACGTATGCGCTTGAAGCTGGTTATTATGCCAAACTCAACGAAGTTCACAGGCAGTTGTACGGTCAACCATTCCCGGCTTGTCGCAGTTGTATGTTTGACGCTTTGAAAAGATTATATCGGGAGGCCCTGAATGGTTAGTATTATTCATGGCGGTAACGCAGGGGATTTGATTTACTCACTCCCGGCAATGAGAGCAGCATCTCGTTTGCGTAATGAGAAAGTGCATCTGTATTTACAGGTGGATGTACCAGCGCAGTACAATTTCAATCACCCTATGGGTAAAGTGCAAATGAATTTGAAGATGGCGCAGATGCTCGTGCCGCTTTTGATGTCTACCGACTTCATAGGCAAATGCACAATCACGGATGAAGCTGTCAAAACCGATTACAATTTCAACCTATTCCGCAAGTTTCACAATTACACGGGCCACATTTCGCAGTGGTATTTTCATATCTACTCCGAACTGACCTGCAACCTTGCCGAGCCGATACACTTTGATGTGTGGCAATTAGGCAACCATCAAATCATTTTGAACCGCACTGCCCGTTACCATAACCCGACTTTTGATTATAGCATCCTTCGCAGGTATCAGGATAAGATAAAATTTGTAGGATTGCCTGATGAATACCGCATAATTTCGGCCAAGCTGCCTGACATTTCTCACATCGAAGTAAAAGACTTTGCGGAGCTGTGCGGCATAATAAAGGGCTGTGAGTTATTTGTCGGCAATCAGTCAATGGCCTACGCAATAGCCGAGGTAATGAAGCATCCCCGTGTTGTTGAAATCTGCCCGACTGCGCACAACGTAATCCCAACAGGTGACAATGGCTATGGTGCATGGACAATTATCAATTTGACACAGATTTTAAAATCAAAATATGAGCAAAACTAAATCACCAATTACGGGTAAGGTAGCCAAAAAGGCATTCGTCAAAGGCGGGGTACAATACTACACTGACGAATTGGGTAACATCTTCTGCAAAAAATTAGACCAATCAGGCATGGTGGGCGGTGGAAATGAAGATACTCGCAACACGGATGATATGAATAAAACACGGTTAGAACGCATCCGCAAAATATCAGGCAAGGATAACCCCACCATTTTGGATTACGGTTGCGGCAGTGGTTTGATGGTTACATTCATGCAGGATGCTGGTATTGACTGCGATGGTTATGACCCTTATAACGGATATTATGCCGATGTTTTATCCCTTAAAAAGGACTATGATGTGATTGTCCTGACCGAAGTAATCGAACACCTGACCGCACCATTTGCAGAGCTGGCCGAAATAAAAGAGTTCTGCCACCCCGGCAGCAAGGTAATGATTGAAACTTCATTCACAGAATGGATAACACAAGATGATATCTATATCAATCCTGAAATCGGGCATTGCACAATTTTCAGCCATGCCGGGCTTGACCATTTGATGGCGCAGTTTGGTTTTGTTCCTGACAATCACATAAACAGAAACGTACGCATATATGCTGTGGGTTAAGCTCATAGATATTCACCCCAATCCGAACAACCCTCGGACAATCAATGCCGACAAGTTCGCCAAATTGAAGCGTTCTTTAATTGAGTTTCCCGAAATGCTGATAGCTCGGCCACTTGTTTGCGTTACTTCCGATTTTGGGGGTTATACTATTTTGGGCGGTAATCAAAGATACAGGGCATTGTGCGATATCGGGGCAGCAGAAGTTCCCATTATATTGGCCGATGAGTGGACATCCAAACAGCGTGATGAATTTTTGATAAAGGACAACGTATCTTTTGGTGAGTGGAACTGGGATGAATTGGCAAATGAGTGGGATGCAGAGGAGTTAATATCATGGGGGATTGACCTACCCGAAATCAAAGAAGAACCCGAAGAAAAAGAAATGTGTCCAACTTGCGGAAAATAGTGAACAAATAGTGAAGATATGGCAAACGAACAAAACTTAACACCATTCAAAAAAGGCGAGGTTGCCAACCCCAACGGGCGACCAAAAAAGTACGTCACTCTACTCAAAGAGCAGGGCTACAAGTTAGCCGAAATAAACGACACCATTCAGGCAATGCTGTCAATGGACTTGGACGAACTTAAAGAAGTATGGCAGAACCCGAAAGCAACGGTGTTGGAAAAGACCATTGCAAATGCCATGAGGAAGTCACTTGAAAAGGGCAGTCTCTACTCCATTGAAACTTTGTTGAGCAGGGTGTACGGCAAACCGAAGGAAACGGCAGACGTAAATCAAACGGTCACAGGAGAAATCAAAATAACACTTAATTTAGATGGGCAATAAACAGACAGCAGTTGAGTGGTTGGAGCAATGCATTTCAATTCATTTGACAAAAGAACAGAAGTCACAATTTATTGGCTTGTTTATTCAGGCCAAAGAAATGGAACGGCAACAGATTATGGATGCGGTCAACGCCACCATGATTGACGATGACCTTAACGCATACGAATACTTCACAGAAACATACGAATGAAATACACAGCACAGCGCAGACGACTGAAACGCACGAAAGAAAGGCGCACAATAAAATTACAGGTGGCCTGTTTGAAAATAAAGTCACCAGAAATCAGGGCATTGTTTAAGGAAATAAAGGAGATGATGAAATGAAAGTATTAGCACTTTGGGAAGGCATGGGTGGAGTTGAATACCACCGCCTGTACACACCCCTGAAACGATTGCAAATTGACTACCCTGATGACATCACGGTCAGCATAAGCCAAAACTTTGAACGCAATGGAATACCGCATTTATCTAACTACGACCTTGTCATCTTCAACAGATGGCTGGGAGAGAACCACTACGAGATACTCCACTATTTGGCAAAGAACGGCATCAAATACATCGTGGACATTGATGACTACTGGCTACTTCCAAAACACCACCCGACATATAAGTACTTTCGGGAGCATAAACTGAAACAGCAGATCATTGACGGCATCCGTTATGCTGATGGTGTTACCACGACCACAGACTACCTTGCCCAAAAGATAGCGAAGTACAACCGCAATGTTCAGGTGCTGCCGAATGCACTTGACCTGACTGATGACCAGTGGCTTTCAACACCGCAGGAACGGGAGTACTTCACCTTTGGATGGGTGGGTGGACTTACCCACAGCAATGACATCATGATACTATCAGAAGCCATTGAACGCATCTGCAATGAGCATGACAATGTACGCTTCGTTTTGTGCGGGTGGATGGCGAATAACTACATTTGGGATAGCATCTTGTATAAGTTCAACGGCAACAACCCGGTGCTGCGGCCACAGGTGTTGGTATCTCACGCACAGCAGCCGAACGAGTACGGCAATTTTTACCGCCTGTTTGATTGCGCACTTGCACCATTGGAGCAGAACGAATGGAATAGCTGCAAATCCGAGCTGAAAATAATCGAAGCGGCTGCATACGGATTGCCCGTGATTGCTTCGGGAGTTGAACCATATCTGCAACACCTGAACAATGCAGGGGTGAAGTTCTGCCTGAACACACCAGACGAATGGTACAATGCAATGAAACAGGCAATAGAAAGCCAACCGATTGCAACCTATTCGCGAGGCGAAGCAAATAAAACCTACTGCAACGAACATCACAACCTTGAAGCCATAAACAAAGAAAGACTGGAATTCTATAAATGCACATTAGCTACACCCGGCCATTCGTAACGGATTACCAACGGGCAATTTTAGATAGCCCTGATAGGTACACCGTGACCGCTGCTGCAACGAAAGTTGGCAAGACAGCAAGTCATATCATTTGGCTATTTGAACAGGCGTTGAAGCTAAAAGAAAATCAATCGGTGTGGTGGGTTGCACCTGTGTATCAACAGGCGGAAATTGCATTCAGGCGAATGCGTAACCAAGTGACCGTGCGTGACTTTTTTAAGGTCAATGAAAGCAAGTTGCGTTTAACCCTACCCACCGGGGGCATCATTGAATTTAAATCGGCAGACAAGCCCGACAACCTTTATGGTGACGATGTATATGCAGCGGTGTTTGATGAGTTCACACGGGCTAGGGAAGATGCATGGTTTGCGCTGCGTTCCACCCTGACCAAGACCGAAGGCAAATGCAAGCTAATCGGTAACGTAAAGGGTAAAAAGAACTGGGGATATAAGCTATCAGAACGGGCAAGGATGGGTGAGCCGAACTATGGGTTTTTTAAAATAACCGCTTATGACGCAGTCAATGCTGGTGTCCTGAAACTTGAAGAAGTTGAACAGGCAAAACGTGACTTGCCACAGCACATATTCAGTGAGCTGTATCTTGCAGAGCCAACCGAAGATGGCAGCAACCCATTTGGATTGAGCTACATTTCGCAGTGCATTGCACCGATTTCTACCGCACCTGTTGAGTGGTACGGCATTGACCTTGCAAAGTATAGTGACTACACGGTCATCATTGGCCTTGACTCCGAATACCGGGTGTGCTACTTTGACCGCTTTCAAAAGGACTGGGCGCAGACAGAACAGCACATCATTCGGGTAGTAGGCAACACCCCTGCGGCCATAGATAGCACTGGAGTAGGTGACCCGATTGTGGAGAAGATACAACGGCATTGCCCACGTTCTGTTGGGGTTAAGTTCACATCGGTATCAAAGCAACAGATGATGGAACAACTTACCGCAGATGTTCACGCTGGGTTGATTAAGTTTCCCGAAGGCATAATCGCAGACGAGATGCGTAACTTTGAATTTGAACACACGGCAACAGGGTTGCGTTATTCTGCACCATCAGGGTTGCACGATGACGCTGTATGTGCGTTGGCACTTGCCCGGTATTGCAGCCAAAAGAATAAGAAAGGGGTGTTTGTTATAATATGAAACTACTCCTGACCATAGCCATATACGAAATAATCAAAACAACAGCCATACATTTGTGGTATAAAATAGTAAAATGAAATTACCAAAGAATTGGAATGAAATAAGCATAGCGCAGTTTCAGGAATTGCAGCTATTGACCGAGCCGAGTTTTGACAATCAGCTCAAAACATTGTCCATTTTATCAGGAAAAAAACTGGACGAAATTGAGGAGATGCGAATTGTGGACATCACGTCTGCATTGGCAAAACTTGCATTCATGGCAGAGTTACCTACTGCAAAAAACGTGGGCAGCTTCCGCATCGGCAACACGCTTTATAAATTCGCAGCCAATCAGCACCACTTACAAGCGCACCAATTTATTATGGTTCAGGACTTGTTTGCTGAAAAGGATAAGTGGGTGCAGAACTTGCACATGATTATGGCAGCATTGTGCGTGCCTTACCGGATATTCCCACCCAAGCGCAAGGAAGTCAAGACAGATGACTTTGAAAAGATTGCAGCGCAGTTCAGGGAGAAAATGCCGATATCGTTTGCATATGCCTACACGCTTTTTTTTTCTCTATGCTTGCCGGAATTACTCGAAGCTACCCAAGTATTTTTAGAGCAGGAAGTGGCGAAGTTGAAGAAGATAGCAGACGAAAAGACCGCCCCGCCATCAGTTGGCTGAAAATGGTGGACAACATCGCAGGCGGTGACCGCACCAAATGGGATTTCTTTTTGAACATGCCATTGGTGGAGTTCTTAAACGCAGTCAGTTTCCAAACAGAAAAAGACAGGGCAAGGACTGAACGGCTGAACACAGCAGCACAATCGGCAAAGTCTGCCAAAGATAGCACCGTATACAAGATTGCATTATTGCAAGAAATGTTGTAACTTTGTAGCATAGTCAGGTGTCTACAATGGGTAGTGCCTTACAGGTTCGAATCCTGTCCTGACTACAACCGTTGGTGTAACCGGGAATGAATACCGGCAAAGGGTAACATCTCACCATTGGTGAGGATAGGAGTTCAAATCCCCTACGGATGAAGCCCCGGCCATTGTGTCGGGGTTTCTACTTTTATAAGTGTGAACATTACCAAAGCGCAACTGGATGCAATCAACAAAGGATTGCTGGATAAGTTCGGCATACCTGACAGCCCCATGCCTAATTCATTACTTGCTGACCTTGTTTTGGGTGTGGCTCAAAGATTGGTGGATGCGTTGCGGCAAGACATTACAGAAAAGAAATTGGTC